AAATTTGTTGCTCAAGCAAAAACCTCATAAATGTTTTAGATATATCTACATCTAACACTAATGTGCAATAGGCTATTGTCAATATCAAAAAGGGAAAAAATAAAAAAGGCTCAATTAAGAGCCTTTAAGTAAAATTGTATAAAAATTAAGCAGCTTGATTTGAAGTCACTGTTTTAATGACTTCAAATTTTCTCATGCAATCTAATAATCTAAGACTAAAATTAGGCTTAGCATTTCTTAGACCAAGTGCTACTAAAAAACCACAAGCCTGATTAGGATTAAGTTCTTCGTGATAGTATCTATTTATTCTTGGTAGATTAATAGTATAGTTGCCTGCTGCATATCTTCTGTATAATTCAACATATACATTAATTGAATTATAAGCAGCTTCAAGATTACCAGCATTAACTTCCTCAATAGCTTCTGCTAATTGATTATCCATCTCATTAGCAACATATTTAGGTAGCTCTTTTGCTCTTACATAAGCTGCTACTGTTTTTCTGTAACCATCTAAAAGAAATGTTACTGATTTTTTAGTTATATTTGTTTTCATGTTTGACTCCTTTTTGTTTAACATAAGCATATTATACACATATAAATATATAAATGTATATAAAATAAGTAAAATAAATGCAATTATTTCCAAGAAGTAGCGAAATTACCTCTATTTATGCCTTTTTGTGGTCTATTTTGTGTTTTTTCTCTTGGTTTTGACTCTTGGGTAAGTATTTTGTTCTCAATAGAATCATAGTTAGGATTCAAGATGTAAATAGCAGCAAAGTTATACACCAACGTATCTAATGCTTCATTTCTTGGTCTTATCTGCTTCCAAGCAAGAGTTTTTCTTCCTCTTACAAACTTAGTAATTCTTTTCTCTGCTGTAAGCTGTTTAAAGTATTCTTCATCTAAATCTGAGCAGAAATGCAAAGTGGTTGTGTCAGGTTCAGTAGATAATCTAGCAAAGATAGCTTCTTTAGCACTATCAGAACCAACACCATAAAGAACAGCTTTATTTTTTCCTACAAATGTAGGTCTATTTGCTATAGGTTTACCTGCTGTTGATAAACCTTTAATTGCAAATATTCTTCTAGCTTGTCTTGGTTTAGTAAATTGATAAACCATATTGGTATGATGTCCACCTGAGTCAATGGTGCAACAAGATATTGGTATTAATCTTTCAGTTTTGAATCTTTTCTTAAGATAAGCATCTAAGTCTGACCAAACATTCATAGCATTTGGGTCTCCCCAAAATATCTTATAATCACAAACCCATGCTTCGTAATTTTTACCCCAACCAACTAATTGCAGTTCTAATCTATCCTTCTGAGTATCAACACCAGCAGTTAGAACTAAAACATCTTCAGGGATAGTTGTGTAATCATAGTTTAATCTTCTACTTAATAATGTTTCATGGTCAACAGCATCACCTTGTTCTTCCCATGATTCTCCTAATGCAGTATTTATCCAAGTCTTTAACATCTCAGGATTCTTTTTAGCTTCAAGAAATGATTTAGCCATATCTGACCAAGTAGACCAAACAGAATATAACTCTGATATATGGAATCCTGCTGTATCTGATTTAGGTGCGGATGCTATCCATTCACCATGTTTTAACATCCATTGTTTTTTTGCTTCATCTATAACTGAACCACAATGTTCGCAAGCATAAGTAGCTGTTTCAGGTTTATCATCTTCCCAAACTACATTCTTCCATTTTAATATTTGCTTCTCATTACATTCAGGACAAGGTACATGATAATAGCGTTTATCTGATTCTTCAAAAGCAGTTTCTATTCTTGATAGTCCTTTTATTGTTGGAGTAGAACACATATATATTTTTTTATTCCAAAAGGTAGTTGTTCTTTTAGTTGCAAGTGATATTGGGTCACCTTCTGCTCCTGCTGATTGTTCATATCTATCAACCTCATCAGCCAATACAATTCTTATTGGTCTTGACGCAAGTCCTGATGCAGAATTAGAACCAACTATGTTTAAATTACCACCTGCAAACTTCTTAGATAAAACTGTATTACCTGAATCACGACTTCTTGGGTCTTTGACACAATCTCTTATCTTTTCAGAATCACGAATCATAGTAGCAAGCCTGTCTTTACTAAATGCTTGAGCCATTTGTAATGTAGGTTGCATGATTAACATTGGCGATGGGTCTTGGTCTATGTAGTAGCCAATGACATTCAGTAAAATCTCAGTAGCACCAACTTGAGCAGACTTCATAAATACTATTCTTTGAATATCAGGGTCATTGAATGAATCCATGATTTCTCTTTGATAAGGTGCTCTATCAGTTTTCCATGCACCAGCTTCTGCTGATGATTCAGGAGATAATCGCCTGTAGTTATCAGACCAATTACTAATCTTCAGATTGGGTGGTGGAGTCCATGTCTGATTGGTCTCCTGTATCACCTTTTCTATATTTTTGAGGTATTCCATTTTGTGCTAACTCATTTAGTGCTTCATGCACCTGTTCCTTTAATATCAATTCTGCTTCAGCATATTTATCTACAGTAATAACCTGATGTGCGATTCTTGAAGGTAATCCTAATAGCTTTGCTCTTGCATTAGAAACATAATCAACCCAAGTATCTTCAACTAATTGTGCTGGTATTAGATTGCCTTCTAGCTCTTCTACTTCTAGTTCTGCTTTTCTAGCTTGAGCTGCGGTCAGTTTTGTTTTCTCTTCTGCAATATCACCGCTACCACTACGTTTGTGATAACCACCTAGCTTTCTAAGGTACGAAATGTAAGCAACTCTGCAAACATCTATATTTAAAGGACTCCTACCTTGTTTTGAGGGCAGGACACCATCTCTAATCAATTCTGAGATTCTTTTGACCGATAAATCCAAATGGTCTGCAACTTCTCTTTGTGTAGCCATACAGTGCGTTTATTACCCTATTAGATTTTGGCTGTCGCTAAAAAAAAACTGTCGTCGCGAATAACCCACGTTGAATGTTGTAGAAGAACCTATCATCTGCTAACTATCCTTCTGAGGTTCTTATTTAATATCTTATCCATGTTCTTTTGCACAACACCTGTAACAGTTTTATAGAACTCAATACGCTTTCTGTAAAATACTGAACTCTCAAGAGCTACGATTAGTTTTAGTTTTGGATTACGTTTGCCACCAGTCCTTCTCCATACACCATCAACACCTCTTACATTACCAATGAACTCAGTGCTTCGCTTAACTAAACCAGTTCTTTTGCCTTTTATATTACCAAATGCATTTATCTTTCCCTTATCTACAGGCACTGGTATCTTATTTCTCTCAGGAGTTCTAACACCACCTTCAAATTGTTTCTCTAAATACTTAGCCTGTATGTCAGGTATAAATACTAAAGCAGACTGGTCATTAGGTTTAGCTTTAAATAACTTAACACCTGTATAAGTAAACTTAGTTGGTTTATCTAGCTTCTTTAGTAATTGAGCTCTCATGGCATTAACACCTTTTACGCCTACCTCATTTATAGAGTCGGATACAATTTGTGGCATATGCTTCTTTTGAAAGATTCCTAGCTTCTTGTTAAGTTCCTTAACATTAGATTCAATCTTAATACTTACTGTCATCTCTTTCTCCAGTATGATTGTGTCTCAAACTTTAATCCAAACTCTTTAGCTTTTCTTCTTACAGTAGATGGGTGTACATCATAGCTCATAGCAATATCATGTGATGATTTGCCTTCTTTAATTTTCTGTTCTAATTTTTGTTTATCAATCTTCATAGGTTCTCGTAATGTTCTATTAACTTATTAATATACCAAACAGACTTCTTTAAGTCTTGTATATTGGCATCTTTGTATTTGTGGCGGTGCAAGTATTTAATTGCATTACCCTCAAGATATGCAGGAAACTCTTTGCCTAATTGTTGTTTGATGTAGTCAATACATTCAAGTCCACCATTGTTGTAATGTAGTGGATGGTTTACTGGGTCATTCATTTATTTCTCCTTATATATATCCATATTCTTTTGTTATTAATTTATTACTTCTTGCAATATTCATTGGTATCGTTTTAAACCAAGTACCAGCGTTTTTATTTTGTATTTCTGTTAGAAGTGGTGCGTTTGATAAAAGATTATATGTAGCCAAAGCATCAAGTATTGCATACTTCATTACTGCTTTGCTTAATGGATTTACTACACAATAAATTATTCTATCTGTATTTTTTAATTTATCTATTTCTGTAGAGCTTCCATACTTACTTCTTGACCTAATTGTTATGTCATTATAATTAAGATATTTAATATCTCTTATTCTTAAACCACATTTAATTTTTTCTAATCCATAAGTAATAATCAAATCAGTTGCATTTTCAACATCATCATTAAAACTTGCTAATTGTATTTGACAATTTAATTCTTTTTCAAAAAAGGGAAGAACATAGGCTTGTTGTTGTTCTTCCCAGCTTTTGTTATGTTTAAAATTATTCATCGTCAAACATACCAGCTTCTAATCCCCAAACATCATAACCATCCCTATCTTCTCTAGAAAATATA